TTTTAATCTAATTACATCATCGTATCTCTTATCTCTTGCTTTCTTTCTCATTACCTTAGCATAATGTATTTTATCGCTTAGTGTTTTTACCATTTTGTTTTTCCTTTATAATTTTCTTCGAACATTATTGTTTTAAGCACTTGCTTAGCTATCTCAGGATCTTGTATCTTTTTGTATACTTCGTCCTGTAGTTCCTTGAACCATGCTATTCTGTTTTTGATGTCTTTGTGTATTGCCATGAATATAAAGGGGCGAGGGATATCTTCCTAACCTTCTAAGCCCGCCCCTGTCTTAGAGACTATGAATATAAAAAAATAAATAAAATTTGTTAGGGTCTATTGCTTTTCAGCAACAATAGGACGTACTACCATACGCTTATCTATATGCAGTATGCTTAGCTTCTTACCTACCCAGTCTTTCGTATCTATTCCGTAGGCTTTCTGTAGTTCTCGTCCGTCTTTATCCCATGGTGTCCAGATTAGTTTAGTACCATTAATCTCAACGTTTAAGTTTAGCTTCTTTTCCATTTGTTTTGAGAATTTGCTTTGCATTTCTACAATTTCTCCTTCGTCTAGGATTACAGCTATATCTCCATCGTTGGTACTATCTATGTTCATGAATGCACCTTTGAATGTATCTTGTGTATTAACCATTTTTGTTTACCCCCTGTTATTTAATTTTAGTTTTCTCATAAAAGTATTGTTCCCATGAGTATTGTTTAAGCTTTCTCTTTTTCTTGATAGCTTCCTTGTCTCTCCACATGGCATCTCTAACATCTTCTATGTATGATAATCTAATCTCCTTGATTTCCATAGTTAATCTCCATATATTTATTTAGTTCATCAAGTCTTTTTAGAGTTTCAGTTGTGATCTTCTCCTCTTTAAGTTTGAACTCCCAGTTAAACCCTTTTGTATTCTTAGTAAATTTTACAGATTCAGTTGGATCAAATACACCGTCGGGGATCGCATTCTCTTGTTTAAATTCTGTTTCCATTGTAATAGTATGAGTGTATCATACTTTATAAATGTTTCGGTTTCTTCATAGCAGCTTCAATTGCAGCCCATTCGTCTTTACTCTCTTGGAACTTAGGACTAAGTCTATCTAGAATTTCTTGTTCGTCAAGCCCTAACATCTCGACGATAACTTCTATAAGTTCTCCACTAAATTTATCTCTTATTCTTGTCATTATACAATCCACCCCATTATTATAATATCTATACTATCCATACCTGCAAAACCGAAGTATTCAATTTTTCTATTACTATCTACTGGACATATAAAAGTCATTTGTGTTTGCTTATTTGCTACTTGATTTCTCATTTGATATTGATTTGCTGTTCCAGTATCTCCGTTCTCTCTAAAGGTTATTAAACCAGTAGAAGTATCATCTGTTAATCTTGCATATAATTGAACTGCCTTTGCTCCTTCTGGGACAATAGAACTTAAATCTAAATCTCTCCATGTGCTATCTAAGGTTAAATCAGCTTCTGTAAAATCGTAACTACTTGGGTCACTTGTTCTTCCTATGTATATTCCGCCTACTGTCCCATTAGCATTATATCCAGTTGTGTGAGTTATACTTTGTATATCAAGATTTCCAGAATTATCAAAGCTAAAATATTCAGTTCCATTAGGTCTTATCTTATATTCATTATTATCTGCAATCATCTCTACATATCCATCTTGATTTTTTAATACAAAAAATGCTCCACTTGTACTATCTCTTTCTACTGTTAATTTAGCTTTAGTTACATCACTTGATTTAATATGTAAACCACTATCTGGACTAGCTGTTCCTATTCCTATCCTATCATTGGTACTATCACTTACTAGAGTTGTAGTGTCTACTACAATATCAGCCATAGTTAATTTACCAGTTGTAGTATCATCAGCATCGTTCTTTAGATAATCATCAGCAGTAGCTACAGCACTAACAGCTTCAGCGTCGGTATATTTATTATCATCTACATAGGATTTGTTAGGAATATCAGTATCATTAACAGGGGTACTATTTACTATACCAGCGCTATGATCTCCAGAATGATTAGGTATATAGAATCCATCATCAAAAGGTACTTTAGGCTCGTACTGAGCTTTATTTTGCCTTAGAAGCTTATCTGTAGCACTTAGTCTACCACTACCTTTACCACCCATTATAACCCTTCTCTCTGTCTTTGAGTTACTTTAGATCCTTCTTCAGGCACTAGAGTCATCTCAGTCCCAGTCTGTTTAGTAGTTGCAGCAGTTAAACCTTCAGTAACAGGATATCTAGTAGCAATAGCTGCAGTTCCTTTAGATCCAGTTTCTCCTTGAATTACCATTTAAGCCTCCCTCGTTAATGAACTTACTTTAAATTGTTTATCCCTACCTTCTATTTTTTCTATTAATAATTTATCTGTAGCTGCTGCAAGTGTTAAGCTCTCTACGTCTGCCTTAAGTTTAGTAGCAGTAGTATTAGCTAAGTATGTACCTGAGTTTGTTGTTGCATTTCCTTTATTATCCGTATAGTCTGTTTCAAGAGGAACATCTAATATTAAATTTTCTGTTGCGGTTGGGCTTCCTGCATAATCTTGTGCTATCTCGTCAGTTGTTAAAACTCTATTCCACATCTTCACATCTTTTATTGAGCCGTCAAAAGTTCTGTCTGTTGTAGTTGCTCTATTTCCTATTCTTGGAGCATTTGTTGTTGTTATTGCTGAAATAGAACCTGCTCCAAAATCTTGGTTTGCTGTTCCTGAGAGAACTCCATTAACATAAAAATTCCCTAAATTTCCGTTATCGATTGTAAATAGAACATGATACCAAGTTCCAAAATTTATAAAATTCCCGGAAACTTTTGCTGAGAGGTTAATATCTACTCTTAAATATGTTCCCCCATCTCTTAATCCAAATTCAAAGCCATTGGCTGCACCTGCGGCTGTGCATTTAGATAAAATCTTGCCTGCATCTGAACCTGCATTTTGCCCTGTACTTCTCGGATTTATCCAAGCACTTATTGTAAAACCATTAGAAAGATTAGCCCCAAGCTGGTTAGCGTTATGTGCTACTTCAACATAATCATCTACACCGTCAAATACAGCACAGTCCTTTTGAGATATAGTTGCTACAGCTCCTGTAACGTCTCCTGCTGCCATTTTTAAGCCGCCGCCCGTTCTACCTTAAAAACATAAAATTGCCTATCTCTACCACTAATAGGTACTACAAATATAAAATCTGTTACAGCTGCTAAATTTAAAGCATCAACCGCAGCCTTAATCTCTGCCCCAGTTTCAGCAACAGTAGGAGTAGACGCAGTTAAGTCTCCAGCTGCCATTATTTAGATTTCTTAGATTTAGTTTCTACCTTTTCTTCTTTAGTTTCGCCAAGAGCTTCTGAATACTTTGCTTGTAGTTCTTCAGCTTCAGCTTCCCTACCATTAGCCTTAAAGGCTTTGTACCATTTTTTTGCATTTTTAAGAGTCATTTTATGTTGTAGTATCAGTTGTTACGTGAACAGATTTAGGATCAGTTAAAATACATTCGCCTTCTTCCCATACTCTTATCTTCTTTCCTATTCCGGGATCATCAATTACTACAGAACTTATAGGCATAAATGATTTCCATGTAGCACTTGTACTTGGAATCCACATAGTTACTGAATCAGTTACTACATTTTCACTTACTACGATCTTAATACCTAACATACCCATTACTACATTAGGGTTTTCGATTACCTTATCATTGTAGTGTGGAATACTAGATCCTTTTACAGTCATTAAATAGTTAAGTAATTGTTGGTGAGCTAGACTATCCATAGCTAATACAGCTCCTTCAGGATTATATCCGTTTTGTCTTATCTTTCTTTTAGCTACTAAAATATCTAAAATTGGGTTTCCATTAGTTGTATCGTCCCAGCCTGTACCAGTAGCAGCAGTTGTATTAACTCCAGCACTTCCACCAGCTTGACTATCACTTACAATATCGTAAATTCTAGCATCTACTTGATAAGCTACAGCTTTTACTAAGTCTTTTACATTAGTAGCAAGAATATCAATATCACTATCTTTAATATCTTCAGCAGAAATAGTTGGACTCTCTACGAAGTATTTTCTTACATAGCTTGTTTGTCTAGTCCAGTCTCTCTCTACTACATTAGGTAGAGCTTTATATCCTACAGCTGGTATTTGACTAGCAGTGATTCCAGTAGTATCAGTAGTGTCTAAGATTCCAGTAGATCTAGTATACCATCTAATCTCTCTAGCGCTTGTCTTACTTGTCTTTACAAATCCTTTAAAGATGTTAGCTTCATCAGCAAATCCTTTAGCTAGTTTATCGATATCAATTCCTCTTATAGTGCTTTCTCCAGAAGTTGCCATTTTTATGCTAGATTAACTGCAAATGGTTGCAGTTTGAATTTAAATGTTTGAAGATCAGTAGCAGTTTCTAATGCTCTACCAATAATATTTTCAGAATTAACATCTGCATCTACCATTTCATTATTATCTCCAGTAGATGAATCACAGATTATAGCATTTCCAGCAGTTACTCCAGCTGCTCCAGCAGTACCTTTAAAGATTCCTTCAGTATAAACAGCTATTTGAGTGTTACCATCAGAAGCAATTTTAGATTCAGCAGCAATTCCAATAACAGCATCGTTATCAGTTCCAGCTTGACTAACAGTATTTGGATCAGCAATTTTCAATAAAGAACCTTTTGTAATTGCAGTTCCATCTGCGCAAGTAAAACTAATAGGTGGTGCTGTTTCAACGAGTAATGTGCATTCAAGTGCCATACAAATTAATAAAAAACAAAGTATATAAAGGTTTCGGTTTTCTCTAACCTACACCAATAGGGGCTTTTTTGCCCTTTTTAGAGCCATCAGCGACGAGATCCTTCTCTATTTGAATTTTTTCTTCAGCTATCTTCAATAGTTCAGTTTGTACCATAATCTCATTTTCACAGTTTTTTATGGCTTGAGTTGCAGCTCTCTTAACTTGTGTCCACATAGCTTCAGTTTCACTTCCGATCTCTAGCTTTAAGTCTTTAGGGATCTTAATCTTTTCTTTGGTCATCTAACTCTCCCCTCATGACTCTATCCTTATATTCTGCAGGTGTCTCCTCTTTAACCTCAACGCTTTCAGTTCCAGCATCACTTGATCCAGCTAATGTTTTAGCAGCTAAAAGTTTCTTTTCTTCTTCTAAAAGTCTAGCCTTCTCAGCGTTAGCAGAATCTAATAGCTTAGTAGCTTTGTTAGCTTCTTCTATTTTAGCGTCGATTAAAGATGTATCTTCTTGTTTAGTTTCTTCTTCAGTCATAGTATTGTACCCCCTTGTACTTATATGAGTGTATCATAGTATTTAAACCTTTCTATAGAAGTCCGAAATTAAGATTACTAGGAGAATTATCAGCACTAATTTTTCTTTTAAGCTCATGATAATTTAGCCAAAATTCAGCTATAGCTTTTCTATCAGCTTCCTCTAGTTTCATTAATTCTTTTTCATAATCTAATGCTCTCTTTAATCTAGCTGTATCTCCTTCTGCTCTAATCCTCTGTATTTCTATTTCAGTATTAATTCTTTCTCTATTATAGTAGTCAGTGTTAGCTTGGTAGTCATTATCTTCTTGCTCTTGTTCATCAGCCATTCCTCTACCAGCTTCTTGATTAATAGCTAATGTATCTAGCAGTTCTCCAGATCTTCTTAAACCTTCTAGTTTTTTCTGGAATCCAATAATTATAGATGCTGGTGTCCATCTTAATATTTCTTCCCAGTTACTATAGTCTAGTAGATCATCTCTTGCTGCAGCTGCTTCATGGTATAGTGTATAGTCTCCAGTCTGTTGAGCATCGTATAAGATCTTATTCATAGCTATACTAATTGGTTCTGGCGCTTCTATTCCAGCCCATTGTCCCCAGAATGTAGTACCAGCATATCCAGCTATAAGTCCAGCTACTCCTAATACAGCTTTACCTTTAGCTGCTAATCCAGCTAAGAATGAAGTATTAATCGCTGCTACAGATTTAGCAGTATATCCAGCTTTACCAAAATCACTAACAAATTGAGCAGATCCACCAGCTCTAATTGTTGCTATATTAAGATCTTGAGCTGCTACAGCACTATTAACTCCACTTAATCCAAATGGTACTGCACTTGCTATCACTGTAGCTCCTATTGGTTCTCCAGCAAAATTCTCTCTATTAATTAAAGGTTCTCCAGATAGTATTTCTGCTGCAGATAGATCTTCTACAGGTTTAATACCAGCTGCTGTTGCTTCAGTCATTCCAGTTCTAGCAGTAGGTGTTATATTATCTTCAGTAGACTTAGATAGTTCATCACTTTGTTTTCCTAACATATCAGTAGTAGCAGTAGGGCTTGGACTAAATTGTGTACTTTGTCCACCAAATGGGGTTACTGTTTGTGGGGGTTGTTGTGGTTGGTTAGCAGCACTAACTTGTTGAGGAGTTTGTCCCCCCGGTAGAAAACCACCTAGTTTAGTATCTACTCTATTATAGATGCTACTTATTTTGTTTCCTATATTCTGGAAGAATCCCATTATAGAAGTCCCCCTATCCAATACACTACTGGTATTCCTACGTGTCCGAATAGAATAATAGTATTTATATAAGTTGCATATTCTACTCTTTCCATTCTAGCTTTTAGTGTTCCTTTCAATTTCATTTTCTCCCCTCTAGTTCAACAGTAGTATCATTAGGTTCTCCAGCTTGTTCTACTGGCGCTACTTGTGGTTGATTTACTTGAGCTTCTTCCCTTGGCTTATCAGATAATGCTTCTCCTGTTAGATCAGCTGGGAATGTTAACTCTATTCCTAGTCCTAATTGGTATTCTATTTGTTGCTCTATGAACAGTTGTTCTTCCTCTATTGTTTGTTGGAATGCTAAATAAGCTATTTTAGCACTAGCTTCAGTGAATTGTTTAGATCCACCTACGATAATATCAGGCACTCCAGTGGCTTGGAAGAAGTATTGATTTAGGTTCTCTATCCACTGGAGTGGGTTAAGAGTCGCATTAGGAGCAATAGTAACTGGTTCAAATTCTACAGTACCTTTAGGGATATACATATTTTCTCCCTTTCCTCTAGCTGCGTCTGTTTTAGCTTTGAATGAACTTATCTTGCTTGTATCATCTGTATCTAGATGGAATGCTAACATAGGTTCTACATTTCTATGTAATACCCTTCTCCAGTCAGTCATAGCTTCATTCCTCATTAATATGATTTCCTCGATTACTGGAATAATACTTACTCCATGAATTTCATCAGCTACTCTATTTCTAGCTAGATGTAGTATTTCATCTGGTTGGAATTTATGTGTCGCTTTATCCTTAGCTTTAGCATTCTGTTCATATCTTATAATCTTACCACCACTATTAGCTACTATTGTAATTGTACTAGGATCTAATGGTTTTAAGTTAATTATTACACCATCTTCATCAGTTACAATTTCAGCAAAAGCATCTCCACCAATATGGTATGTTCTTATCATATTTTCTAGAATTGTATTAAATGTATCTTTACCAAATCCTCTTATCTGTTCTAGATTCATAGTTACAAAAGCATCAGCAGTATATCCTTTTCCTACAGTCCATGTAGCTTTAGCGTCGATAGCTGCAGCTAATTCTGGTATCTTTTTGTAATATCCTAAGTATTTAGAAAACTCTGTATTGTCCCATCTTGTCTCTCCTACTCCTGTTGCAGCATCTGTTGTAGCAGAGTCTACACTAAAATCTTTTATTGCATTTGTTAAGTCAGAAGCTACAGCGCTTCCTATATCTGTTTCTGGCATTTTATATTAATGTTTTGTGTGTATTTATATTTATCGGTTTAATTAATTCCGACAGACTGTTCTATTTCATATACTATTTTAATCCCATGCACATAATCATCTTCTGCTATATCATTTGCTAATGCACTATAAGCATATTTAGTATTATCTACTATCTCTTTTCCAGCTTCTATTGTTGTAGATGCAGAGTTCATCCAGTTAGATATTATCCAGTCTATAGAACCCCCAGCTTCATGTCTTCCAAAATACCACGCCTGTCCAGTATTATTCCCATATCCTGTTACAGAAATAATCTTAGCTCCATCTGGTAGACTTATTGAAGCATATAGATCTGTAGTTCCTGCTTCTTGCGCACGGCATCTACTCCCATTATAAGTTACTAAATCGGTGCTAAAGGCTGCATGGAATTTATCTCCCCCTACAAATAGGGTTTTTCTTATTATAATAGTATCTCCTTTTCCAAATCCTTCTCCTTCTAATTGACTTTCTCTAAATAAAGATTTAAAGATTCCGAAGTTTAAAGCCATTTTTGGTCTCCTAGATCTAAGATGATCTTATCTTCTTTTCTTTGATCGAATGGTTTAGCTAGTCCTAGATTTACCATGGTCTCTCCCATGTCTAATCCAGAATGCAATATCTTTCCTAGAAGTCTACCATACTTTCCTACTCTCTGGTCTTGATCAATTAAGATTTCTACTTCAGCATTTTCTATTTGATTAGTTAGCCAGTCTTTAGCTTCTTTTCCACCTTCAGCCATTTCTGGAGCATTAATTCCTAAGAATCTTACTGGGAAGTCAAAATCTCTTTCATGCCATTCTACTCTAATAGTATCTCCATCTGTTACCTTAACAACCTTAGCTCTAAAATCTTCTACTATTTGTTTATGTGGAGAATTAAAATATTCCTCTTGCATTTGAGAATTAGTTAGTTCTGGGAACTTAACAAAATCATGCGCCATTTGCGAAGTCTTGAGTTTTCTTATCTCTAAGTATACTCAACCCCCTTAGTGATGCATCTCTAAGAATGTTAATCATATCTTCTGCTTCAATTCTGCTAGTATATCCAGCCATATTAAATGAGATGATATAGATAGCTACTAGATTAGATTCTAATTCAGATAATATTCCTTTTACATCAGCATTTAATCCAGAATAAGCATCACTCCAGTTATATCTTGTTGCACAATTAATAAAAGATTCTACTTGTAAACATAGAGCATTTATTCTTGCTTCAGTTATAGATGTGTCGTAGTTCTCTCCAGCTTTAACTAATATTTCATCGCTTGTTGCAAATATTCCTGTATGTGCCATGTTTTATCTAATATCTGTATATATTTAAACTTTTGTCTTTTGCACACCATGCTGCTCTTATCAGTCCTTCAGCAATATGTGTGTATTTTCCGAAGATTTTAGTCCTTCCATCGTCGGTATTCTCGAATTGTATGGACTTTAAAGACTGAAATAAGTTATCATCATCTAATAAATGGATCTTTCCTTTCTCCATTAAACTAAGTAAATTCATGTATAAATCATTCTTTAAGATCTTCTTCTTATTGTTCTCGTCTCTGTCTAAAGGTCTTGCTGAATTGTTAAGTGCTTCGGTTTTTCTTCTAGTAGATTCTTCTTCCATTAGCTGTGAGAACACTCCGAATCCAATACCCCCATCATCTATATAGATTCTTTTGAAATTGTATTGATCATCTAGTTGTAGTATCTTTCTAAATGTCTGGGTAGTTAGTAATTCCTTCTGTACTATGTTTTCTTGGTGGATTAATAAGTCTCTATTAGTCCTATCAATTACTTCAAAGGTAGATTCATCTTTTCCCATACCAGCTACATCTACTCCGATGAAATAAGTTCTAAATTCACTAGGGGGTTGTCTCTTAGCTTTCATACTGGATTTAATTAAGTCATCTGGGAATACCTGTTGTAGATCATCAACAAATTCTCCTAAGTATTCTTGAGCATATTGTAGCTTACTCATTCGTGCTTTCTCTCTATCTAAGAAGTCTTGATCCTTTCTAGGGCAGTCCTCACTGGATACATTAAACTTAGTAAAACCAGAGTTAGGTTGAAAACAACGGTGGAAGTATGAACCAGTACCATGTGGGGTGGACAGCAATATTATCGTTCCTTTGGTTACAGCTAACATAGGAGTAACTGCAGTCCATACTTCCTCTGGGATAAACGCTGCTTCATCTGCTATTAATAGATCTACAGTATAACCTCTTATCCCATATCCAGTTAATCCTGTAGGCAGACAGTGAATTACAGATCCATTAGTTAATGCTACTTTATGTTTAGTTGGTTTATTTTTTCCTTTTTTTATTAAATTTTTATAATTATTTTCTAAATATTGTAAAATTTTTTCTAATAATAGATATGCTTGTCTTTCTACAGATGCTATTACCATTATAGTTTTGTTTCTATTAGCTATAGCATACTCACAGGCTTTACGTGAGATAACAAAGGACTTACCTACTTGTCGTCCACTACATAGGCATATATTACCTTTAGTCTCCATTACCTTCTTCTGCCATTCGTCTAAATGGATAGTCATGAATATATGAGTGCGTGAGTCTTTAAAAACCTTTTTATTTTTTTTTCGGAATAAATCGGCGGGTCTGGTAGATAGGAGAGATGAAAAGCGTTAAGACTCGTTATAGTTGGTTAGTCGTGGTACGTGCGAAGGATATCGCACGATGGGGCGAAGGATATCGCCCCAAGGCGTCCCGCACGAAGTGGGCTGGGCGCTAGGACATGATCCCGTCGAAAGACTTACATACTGGTGGAGCGGTAGCGACAAGCGTAGCGTCCAGTATATATGTCTTTCGTACGCTATTAGGTCGTCTATAACTACCACGGAGTGACACCACGTGGCTACATACGACACGATAGTGTCGTAACGCAACGGTAGTTAATAAG